TATCTCTTTGAGAACTGGGTACCCATTATGGATCTCAAAATAACAGATAGATACTGCATCAGCTCCTGGCTTATCTGTTGCTGGATCAATTACTATAAAGTTACCAAAATGAATATCATCTGATTGGAAGGGATAGTCAGGAAGTTTGTTTAGATCTACAAGATTATTAACTGAAGCATTTTCGTCATTAAGAACTTCTGCAAAGAAAACTTCCGGATGGCCCATCGCCAGATCGTTCTCGTATTCTTTTAGCAATTGAGAGATTGGCTGTAACTCCTCCCAAAGAGATGTACCATCTGCAAGAATTCCACCTGCAATAAATTTAGTCCAGGTAGGATTATTTTTAAGTTTACGAAGAAGAGAGTGTTTGGTGGGATACATATTAGCAATGAAAATAAATAAGCATCCGTGAGGAGACTTAGCTTTCATTGCCGTACCTGTCATCCAGGTTTCTAACTTTCCAGAAACTACTTCAGAATCAGCATCTTCACGAGTTTGAATATCGTCGAAGATCATAATATCTGGTCGTTCATTCTCCAGTGTGATACCTCGAATATCAGATTCTGCTCCAGCTCCCATTAGAATAATATTTCTACCCCGAAAACCAAATCTTTTTAGATCTTGTCGATCAGTTTCAGCTCCTAGTTTCCAGTCTCCGAATACTCTTTTGATATTAGACTCTCCTAACATCGACATAATATCTGAGATGATATTATTTGCCTTACCTTGAGTACCGCAGATTATAAGAATGAACTTCTTTTTAGAGAATAGGATACAATAAAGAATGAAAATTTTAATAATCATGGTTTTACCGAATCCGCGCGGCAAACCAATAGCTAGTTGTGAGAAATCTCTAGTTTTGTGTACATAGGATACTAGCCAGTTCCAGATAGATTTGAAAACTGAGGGAAATAGATAGCGAAATACTATAGGCATGGCTAGAGCTGCCAAGAAATCAAGAGATTCCTTAGCTAATTGCTCTACTTGGGATACCTGGAAAGTAGATTCTTGGACTGGATCCGGCTCAGGTGCGCCGAGTTTAGTTTCCAGATTCTCTGCCGGATCTAATCCAAGTGCTAGTGCATCAATTCTTGCCATGGTAGATATCCATCTATTATTTCGCCTTCTTAGCAAGAATTAATTGTATTCTTAACAACTGCTCGCGCGCCGCTTGCTTATTCTTTTCCACAAGTTCTGCTTGTTTAAGCACTTGCTGGAGTACTAGAGTTTCCTGATTGTTGGGGAGGCAGGACATTTTCAACTCCTTTCTTCATTTGAGATAATAGTGAGTTCATTGAAGCTGATTGTACTGTGACTAGATCTTGTGAGCCAGCTTTAATTACTTGGTTATTGATATTAGTTGTGAAATTCTGTAATATTTGTGTAGGCATAAGAAGTTGTACAACTGTTTGTTGTGATGTGATATGTTCTGGAGCAGAAGAACCTCTGCGTTTAGCTGCATTAATTATCTGAATCGCCTTTAGAATCTCCATTGGGCGCATCATATAAGGAAGACAATCTTTTAGTTTCTCTAGAAGAGAATCTTCCATAGCATCGTAAGCATTGTCGCGAGTATTATGTTTTGCTAGATTCTCATATCTTAGTTCTGCTACTTGGGCGGAGAATTCTGGAACTGATAGTAATTGTGAGATCCTGGAAACTGATACACCTACTGCAGCTGCTACTACCTCTGGACCAAGTCCTTGCCCTAGCAAAGAGAGTGCACGAGTTTCTGTAGATGTGGTTGTGGTAGTCATAAGATAGTTCCTAGGTATTTGGGAGATTATAAGGTGAGGATGTTTCTAGGAATGCCGGGGATACTAGATTAGAGATTGCTAGTTTCTGACATCTAGGAGATTCTAGTGCTTGCCTAGAGACTTAGAAAAGTTTAGTAAAATTGATGGGATTAAATAGGATATAGAGCTCAGCCATAACTAAAAAAGGTCTTACCCCCTCCCTGAGAATGTAGTTACGAATAAGAATGATTTGTATTACCAGTTAGATTCAGGTTATGGAATGAGAATGAGAATGAGAATGATTCGTATTTAGATCTCGGTAGTTTGATAAAGATAAGTGTAATAGTTTGTAACAGTCTCATTTTTCTCTTGCCAATCTTAGTTTGCAGACTATAATAGAATCTAGAGGGAAACAGAACTAGATAAATAGATTAGAAATAACTCTAATCAGCTAGCCCTCTAAGATATTGATACATAGATAGGATTGATATGCGCAAAATGATTCGTTCCATTCAAGGTCTGGTAAGCACAATGAAAGAATGTGCAGTGCAAACTTTTTGCTACCAGCTTATTGTGCCTGAATACAAGGTTCGGCATGTTTGTTCTAATCTTTGGGAGATTGTTGATTGGATGAAGAAATACCCTAGTGGAACAACTAAGATGGTATTGTTTCCGAAATTAGATTGGTTCTGAGACTCTAGCGATGAATTCACCCTATGCACCTAGATTTTTATTTGGATGCATAGAGGGAATATTCCCAAGATTCACCTATTATAGGAAACCTATCATGTCTAATGTCTCTAGCGCTCACACTGTAACTCTTTTCGATGCTAAGAAGTCTCAAGCTCTTACAGGGCAAAGACTGGCTAAATGTCGGTATAAATCTGGCTCCAAGTATCCATCGATGTGTGTCTCAGTTCCATTTGTTTTTGAGGAAACTATTGCACCTGTTTTCGATCGTCTTTTGCCTTATGTGCTGGAAATGGTACAAACTGCTCAGGATGGTATTATTAGATCTCTCTATGAATCATCTGGTAGTAATCTGGGTCAGGTGCTTGATTCTGATATTAGTATGGAATCAGTATTGGGATATCTGGAAGCAGAATCTACTGGTGGAAGATTGACTAAAGAATTTATTGAATCCTGGTTTGATAGTAATGTGCGAGATTATGTGCAAGAACTGATTGCAGAGAAATTAGGATTCTCTGGTGATGAAAGAACCGGGGAACAAGAGATTGTTATTGGTAAGCATGTAGCAGGATATCGAGGATTATATTCTTCTCTAGCTGGAGGTAAGACTGTGATTCAAGAGAATACTTGCAAGAGTTTGGTTAAGGTATTGGAACTGGTAGATTCAGACTCTACGAGCGAGAAACTGCTAGCTCGATTGGTAGGTATGATGAATAAACCTAAGCTGGAAGAATTGCTAGAATTGTGAGATTGTGATTCCCCTGAGATATCTGGCAGATATTCCGGATATGCTCTTATATGCTCTTATTAGATCATTGTGCAAACTAACAAGTGTGTAGTGATCTAATGAATTGTTTATAAGTTTCTGGTTGAAATAGTGACTAATTGACTAATTGACTATGGCTATCCTACCCCCTTGACCCCCCCCCTCGTGCACCTCTTTGGTGCATCCTAACAACTATCTCATAACTCCTGACTATCTCACTAGTTCTATACCTATATATCTATCACTAGTTCTAGCTAGTTACCTAGGTACTTATAATTACCGTCGGCCGTCATCGGTCCCAGGATCCTGCGTTCGCTGGTTGCCATATAGCTAGTTATTGGTATAGTATGTATATCTTCTATCCCACTTATTTCTATCTCCCCCACTTAAAAATAAATAGTTTAGTTATATTTATATTATTGTATACAATAAAAAATATTTTAGTGGGCTAAAAATACATACACGTTCATGATAGATCCTATTACCTATAGAGGTAAGGGAGTTAGGAAGATTAGGAGGAGTTAGATATAGATGCAGGAGTTAGGTGATAGATGGTAGATTATGTATGGTGTCGGGGTTGACACGGGCCGCCCATAGGCGTACCCTAGGGGTCACAGTCACTTAGTCACTTAGTCACTAATCGTGCCTATGAAAGTTTCGAGATTTTTATTAACTAAAGAGAAAAGGAGTTATCGATATGAAAACAGATAAGACAGTAACTAAGCAAGAACCTATCTATGCTTATCATTTCCTAAAGGCTGGAGATGTTATGCGAGATGGAAAGATAGCACCTAAAATTGGAGAGAAACTGGTATATACAGGAAAACTAGAGCTTTGCAAATCTGGATTACATGCAAGTATTGAACCCTCCGATGCATTGAGATATGCGCCGGGAAGTGTAATATGTAAAGTATTATGCGAAGGGAAGATAATTAGAGCTGAGGATAAGTTAATTTGCTCAGAGAGAACTATTATTACTAAAATGGATGGAACGGAGTTATTGAAATATGCAGCTAGAGTATTTGCATTGAGTGTGATAGATAAATGGGATGCGCCAGATGTTGTATTAGACTGGCTAATGACGGGGGAAGAGGATATAAGATGGGCTGCTGCTGAGGCTGCTGCTTATGCTGCTTATGCTGCTGCTGCTGATGCTGCTAAGGCTACTGCTACTGCTGAAGCTGTTGCTGCTTATGCTGCTGCTGATGCTGCTGATGCTGCTTATGCTGCTGCTGCTGCTGCTGCTGATGCTGCTTATGCTTATGCTGCTGCTGCTGCTGCTGCTTATGCTAATGCTGCTGCTTATGCTGCTAACAGAGATTTTTTTAACTCTTTAGTAAAAGATTATCTAGGCTAATTATCCTGTAACTCTCATGACAAAATCAACCACAAAATACAGACCTTATTTCACATCGGAGCAATTAGAAGAAATACTCCGATGTTTGAAAACACAATCTACTAATTATTCTCTTATCAGATATCTAGAAACATTTAGAGCTAAAGTAGAATTTGGTTCAGTTTCTTGCACAGTATCGACACCGAGAGAAACCTTAGAAGATAAGCTAGGATTCTCAATATCTGAAAAGCCGGTGTTAGATTTTAATACAATGAAAGAGCTAGCATATAAGAAATGGCTGAAAGATCCAATATCTTGCAGTTCTCAGGAATTAGCTAGAGTTCATATGTATAGATATGAAAAAGATCTTATGAGCGATGAGGAGGAGATTTTATATGAAAGAGGTTTGGGATTGGATAGATAAAGATATGCCAATATAGGCAGTGTAAACCAGATAGAAAAGAGGAAAATATTATGGATATACTAACAGGATTGATAATGACAATCATATTGGAAACAATAGCTCCAGTAACACCGACACAGCAGCAGGAGCCAATACCGGTGCCGATTGTAATAACCCCACAATCAGATAAATAACTTAACTAACCATCTCATTATCATGACTACCCAAACCACACAATTAATGACATCCTTAACAGAAATTAAATCATTCTCTCCTTGTCCTTCAGGATGGAAGAATATCTTGAAAGCTAGAAATAATCCAAATATAGAAGATTATGGAATTGAGTTCCCTCTTGTAGATTGTCTGGAATCTAATAGTATTTCAGATGTATTATGGCTAATAGGGCAGAGAAAAAAGGAGATACAGGTAATAGTTAAATTTGCTAAAAAATGTGCAGATAGCGCAGCGAAATATAAAAATAATGATGCTATTGATGCTGCTAAGGCTACTGCTAATGCTGCTGCTGCTGCTGCTAATGCTGCTGTTAATGCTAATGCTGCTGCTGCTACTGCTGCTGCTGCTTATGCTGCTTATGCTGCTGCTTATGCTGCTGCTGCTGCTTATGCTGCTGCTTATGCTGCTGCTGCTGCTAATGCTGCTTATGCTAATGCTAATGCTAATGCTGCTTATGCTAAGCAAAAAGAGCTAATTAAAATATTCTTGCAAGAAGAAATAAATAACTGGACAGAATAAAATGAACTATAATCTTAAAGCAAATAGCACAAATGAAAATGAAACACCCCAAGCTTCTCAATCTTGCTCTCCTTATTCTCTTACTAGGAATTCTTTTTCTAGCTCAATGGCTAGATCCTCCACAGTAATATCTTCTCATAGAGTCCATAATAAGAATGGATCACTCACCAGATATGCACTATCGAAAGGATACATACAAGTATCACCACACTATCCAGATACTCATTTATACCTAACAATGGAAAATGATGTGATATTGATCCGAGGTTATAAAGAAGGTAAGACTAGGAAAGTGAATAAAGAGTTCACTAGTATTGTGAAAGCAAGAGAATATTTGAAGGTTACTCGCTGAGATATACCAGTCTCCCAGTTTCTTCTAAATAATCATTCTAGGCATCCTAACCTGGAGTGATTATTTGGGGTAATACTGCCCAATATAGACACCGATATCGATACTAATATGCTAAGGATTCTAATATGCTAACACCTAATCAAATAAAAGAGATTGAATTACAATTAAAATTCTCCTGCCCATCTCTTTCACACTGTCCGGCCAGAGAATATATGACAGCTTTAGACACGCTACATAACGAAGTGGACATTATTGGAGTAGAAGAATATTTTAATAAAACCTGCATTTTCCTTCTCTTAGTCCTAGAATCTGAAGGAGCATAATCTACCATGAAAATACTTTGTGCAATATCGGGCATAGAATTCCAAGTAGAGCACTTTCCGGGATATCTAACATCCAGAGAAGTGTCCCACCCTATATTCTATCTACCACAAAAGAAACTCTTATCTTATCTAGGAAAATGGGCAGGCCAGGAACTAACACCGACAGATTCTTACCTACTATTCCTAGCAATTCTAAACTCCTCAGAACTAGTGGAGTTTAGAGTACCAGCATCTCGCTCCCCTGAAACAGATGCTATTATTGCCCAGAATATGGAAGCATTAGCAAAGGTAGTTTCTAGGCTTAATGCGGTAACTAATCCCTCGGTTATATTCCCTCGTTATGCTATTGGACCCGAGACTAAATATCTAGGAAATATTAAACACTGGATAGAAAACTGGAATCAATCATGGCAAGATTTTCAGGATGGATTCTCCAGAGAATATGAAAATAGGAAACTAATAACCAGAGAAACAGCGCTGGAAAGATTGATAAAGAATCCACACTTGCCAATCTCTGCTTACTCCTCAAAGATAGCAGACTGGGCAGCGGTAGCAGGTAACTTTCCTACCTACAATACAATATCTCCATTCACTGGCATGAGAATTACTATGTCAGATTACTGGAAAGATATTATCGCTAAATGTTCTAGGGAAGAATCTATCTTTTCTGTGCCTCAGATAGACATACAAGATCTATTAGATCATTGTGAGGGTAACATTGCTATAGGTTCTATATATTCTAATGCACTCTTTAAGGTGCTAAGAAATGCAATATCAAGACAGCGGAATTTCTTAGGATTAGGGGATATGGATCTTACTAGAGGTAAATTTCAAATCTTAACCTCTTCAGACACTACAGAGACAGCTAATATTAAGGCAATGATAGATTCAGCACCAGAAACCGAGCCAAGATTAGAACAGTATCCTAATAAGATAGCGTACCTAAAAGCTAAACTGCGCTTTCAAATGGCTAAGAAATATGGTTCAGGAGATTCTACAGGAGCTACGCCAAATGACTAATCCTAACTTCCCTGCTTCTTACTCTGACCAAGATATAGAGATAATAACT